AAGGGAGATAGAATAATTGCCAAGGGTACAAGTCAAAGGTTGCGTGGTCGTACTGAGATTGATGTACGTTATACTGGTATCATACTTGATGACTTTGAATCTGAATTGAATACCAAGACACCTGAAAGAAGAGATGAGATAAAGAAATGGATTGTATCTACTGTATACCCAGCTCTTGAGGAATCCCCCGGTAGAGAGGGATGGATATGGTTGGCTGGTACTATTGTTCACTATGATTCATTTCTACAAATGATTGTTGATGGTGTTAGGCAAGCTAAGAAGGAAGAAAGAGATTATCCTTGGGATGTCACATTCCATAAGGCTGTAGAGGATGGTAAACCATTATGGCCAGAGCAATTCCCATTATCTAAACTTGATACAAAGAAAAAAGAGTTTATTGAGGCCGGCATGGTCAATAAGTTTGCTCAGGAGTATATGAATGATGCAAGGGATATATCAGATGCAGCCTTTAAGATAGATAGAATACAGAAGCATAATCATAGATTCTTTACAAAAGATAAGTTTAACTATCTTGAGGATGATGATGGGAACTTTATTCCAATAAATGTGTATATAGGTGTTGATGTTGCAGCGACAGCCACGAAGAAGTCAGACTTTCAGGTAATATTAGTGATTGGAATAGATAAGAATAAGAATAGATATGTATTGGAATATTTCCATGAGCGGATACCTACCTTTGATGTGCCAGAGAAGATAATAGAATTGGCAAAGAAATACTCTCCAGTAAAGAGAGTGACCATAGAAACAGTTGCTGCTCAGGAAATGGTAAGGGATATGGTAACAAGGATAGCTACAAGTGATAGAAGATTGATACCCGGCATATTCAAGGGAGTAAGGCCCCCAGCTGGAATAAAAAAGGAAGATAGATTAGAAACATCTCTTGGCCCTATTGTTAATTCAAAGAAATTATTCATACGTAATGAGATGACAGAGATAGTAGATGAGTTCTTTGAGCATCCGTTTGCAAAGCATGATGACCTTATGGATGGATTGTATTATGCTGACTGGTATGCAAAGCCTCCATTGAGCGGCACTGTAAAAAAAGACGCTATTGATAATCGTGGCAAGAAAGATGGAAATCGTAAGAAATATAACTGGTTTACAGGCGCTAGGGTTAATTAAAAAAAAGTTTATTTTTGCTATTGACATCTATTGTAATTATTAATTAACTTATAAAGTATATATGCAAATACAGGAAGACCCCAGAGCTAAAACTACTAGAGACCTTTTTCGGCGCTATAGTGACGCCCGTACTGATTGGGATACTGAAGCTAGAAAGGATATCGACTTTTTCTATGGCAATCACTTCAGCGATAATGAGGTAGATGAGCTAGAAAGTCGTAACCAAGCGGCAGTACCAATGGATAGGGTTGGCCCAGCTGTTGAGAAACTAAAGGCCATGCTGACATCCAATTCTCCGGCCTTTACTGTTATACCAAGAGAGGATTCTGATAGTAAAGTAGCAAAGATGTGGAGAGTAGTATTGAGTTATGTATGGGAAATATCTGATGGGAACTCTCAACTAAAGGAAGCAATACATGACCATAGTACTTCTGGATTAGGTTATTTATATGCATATATTGATACTGATAGTGATTTTGGAAAAGGAGAGGTAAAACTTACAAGCGTTAATCCATTTCGTGTATATGTACCATCATCTAGTAGAGATAGATATTTCAAGGATGCTGATAATATAATATTATCTACCATCCTTACTGGAGAGCAGATATTGAATATATATCCAGAACTTGGGCCACAACAGAATCCTGAGACTGGAGAGATGGAAGATGGTATAATACAGAATATATCTGCATATAGTGATGATGAGGATTATCCATCATCCCAGCAAAGTAACCAGCAAAAGACTTGGACTCCAGCTGAGGCAAAAGATTTAGAGTTTTCTTATCAAGAAAAGTATCAAGTATTAGAAAGATTTTATAAGACCAAAGTTCCATTCTATCAAATCATTGATGTTAATAAACAAGAAGAGATGATTTTAAATGAACAGGAGTTTCAGAAGTTCCTTGATGAGAATCCCGGTGTATTTGAACGTGGTCTTGTTCAGTTTCAAGAAATTTTACAGACCCGTATAGCGGTAGTGGCATCCGTTGGCGAGATTGTTTTATATGAATCTGTGCTCAATACTGATATATACCCAATTGTACCACTTCCAAATATATATAGTGGTACTCCATACCCGAGGTCTGATATTTCTAGGGCGAGACCTATGCAAAGACTACTGAATAAACTCTGGTCTTTAGCTTTGACTCATGCTCAGGCTTCTGCGGGTCTGAAATTAATTGTTCCAATGGGTAGTGTTGATAACATAAGCCAACTTGAGCAGGACTGGGCTAATCCAAATGCTGTCATAGAAGTTGATAGTTCACAAGGAGAACCTCATTTCCCAGCTCCAACACCATTAGCATCTGAGTTTTATAAGCTCATACAGTCTTGTGAGTTCTACATAGACTTTACATTTGGTCTACCTGAACTAATGCATGGTTTTGCAGACAAGGCTCCTGATACTGTTAGAGGTACAGAAAGAATGTTGGCCCAAGGAGCTGAGAGACCTAAATCCAAATTACGTGATATTGAGTTGAGTATACGTAAACTTGGTCAAGTAGTATATGGGATGTCTAAAGGGCATTATACATTTAAAAAGATTTTTAGATTAACACAGGCTAATAATAATGTTAATGAGGTCATGGCTAACTATTATGATGATTATAGTGAAACAGTCATGGATATACAAAAAGATAGACATTCAATTGGCCAACATGATGTTAGTATTGAACCGGGTTCAACATTACCTACAAGTAAATGGACTGAATATCAAGTATATGCAGAAGCATATCAAATGGGATTGATAGATAGAGTAGAGGTAATAAAGAAGAATCCAGAGATTTTTGATAAAGAGAGTCTTATCCAAAGAATGGGTGAGATTCAACAGTTGCAGTCTCAAGTACAGCAACTAACTGAACAAAATAAAGAATTGCAGGGAGACTTGCAAACAGCACAAAGAGAGTCTGTATCCGACAGGAAAAGGGTTGAAGTTGAGAAATTTAAATCTAAACTTTCCGGGGTACAGTCTGATGCGAAGGCCGATAGGCGAATAGAATCAAATAAACTCAGTAACGCGGTACAGCTTGAAATGGAGAAATTAAGACCACAAATTGAAGAATTTGGAGAAGGTCTTGGTTCAGTTCCGGAAGTTTAAGGATATCGCAAGGAGATAATTATGAGTGAAATCAATCAAGAAGGACAAGTACTAGAAGATACTGGCCATGTAAATCAAGAACTTGGATATGAAGATGTCCCTGTTGCTGACCATGGTGTAAACCAAAGTGAATCATATCAAGTAGATTGGGAAAATGAAACTCGGAAGTTTCAGTCAATGTATGACAAGCAAAAATCCGATAACGACAAAATGAAGCAAGATATGAATTACCTAGCGAATGAATTTGCTAAAAATCAGAAAACGGCCAGCGTTAATAAGAATACTTCTTTACCTGAGGATGAGTTTAATCCTTGGGATGCGTATTATAAACCTGAATCACCAAGTTTCCAGTTTCGTCAACAGAGGGAGCAGGAAGTAGTGGGTCAGGCAATGCAACAACAATCTGCCAAAATGGAAGAACAGATGTTGCTAAGTAATACAATGAATGAATTAAGAAATGGTCATAAGATGACAGAATCCGAGGTTCGTGAATTTATGGAATGGTCAACTGACCCGGGCAGTAGTATGACGCTCGATACGTTAGTTGATGTCTTTAAATCTCGTCAATCTAATAATGGTGTTTTGCCGTCCCAAGAACCTGCTCAAGATTCATTTGGAGCAGTGAAAGCTGCAAGAGAGGCTCCTCGCACTGCAGGTGTCCTACAAGGTCAAGAAGCTAATCAACCGAAAAGTGGAAAAGACCAAATGTGGGATGTTATCATGAGTGCGGGTAGCAGAACTAATGTTTTAAAATAATAAACTAAGGAGTACTGAATATGGCAACATATAGTGCTGGCAGTTTATCAGCAAATGGTTCAAGAACTCCGGGTGCTTCAAATACTGATTTTCACACTAGAAGATTATTTGATTTTAGTGATAGAGTAGCTGAATTATCTCCCGATGAGTCACCATTTTTTGTATATCTGTCAAAAGTAGCAAAGGTTCCTACTTCAGATTCACAGTTTCGATTTTTAGAAGATAGAACAAAAGTATCAATTACTGATAGAGCATTTCTAGCTCAAGCAGCTGTTACAGTTGCAGCGGCTGGTAGTTCAACATCAGTAACTTTTGATACCTCAGGCGGGGCTAATGTCGCATGGCTTATTCCCGGTATGGTAGTTTCTATCGGTGAGGACGATGATTCAACAAATCAACCTGAATGGTGTACTGTTCGGTTAGATAGTGTTGTTCAAACATCTTCTTCTGTAACAACGTGCCAAGTAACTACTATCGCCGCAGCTAATGGTTCTACCACAGCTGTAGATGATAATACGAAGTGTACTGTTATCGGAACTGCATTTGAAGAAGGTACAGGGGCTCCCGATGTTTGGTCACAAAAACTTGACCATGATTATGGATATACACAGATATTCAAGACAGCTTGTGAAATGAGCAATACTGCTCGTGCAACTGTCTATCGTGGTTACGCGGATGAGTGGGCACGCATTTGGAATCTCAAACTAAGAGAACATAAGATTGACATTGAACGTGCGATGTTATTTGGTATGCGTGGTAGTCAGAATAGTATTAACTATACTGATGGTATCGCAGGTCATATCAT